ACACGACGTGCATAATATACACGCTCTGTATGTGGAGTTGCAGATGATGTTGGAGCTTGTCCAACAGCAATTAGTTGACGTTCGGTTGGAGCTGCGCCAAGTGCGCCTGCCTCAATACCTAAAACATCTTCGTCTCCCTCGGTTAATGTTGATTTGCCTTGTCCGAATACAATTAGAATATTTTCTAATGTTCCTTCTGACATTTCTGTTGCAATCATAACTTCCATAGCTGACTTGAAAATCTTTGCAGAGTCAAGTAACTGATCTACTGTTACGTTATCATATGTAGGGTTATATGTGATCTGAAGACCATTATTTGTATAACCTACGTTACGATAAGCAGCACCCTTATTTGAATCTGGATCTGTTGCAGCTGTTGTTGTATCTACTGCATTTAGTGTGCTAATATATGATTCAGCATCATCAAATGCTGGTACTGAACGATTTTTATTAGCAACAAATGCATTCAAAACTCCAGCTTCCATGCTGGTATCGTATCCAGATACTGTTGAATCTTCAACAGACAAGAATAGTGGTGATGCACCAACAAGAATATTGGATGCATTTCCTACATTTTGTGCCATTTATTTTCCTCCTTATTGAAAAAATATTGCAATATTAAAATCTATAAGCTGGCTAGGCTCTTCCCTCGTATCCAATTTTAGTGGATTAAGAACGTTAAAGCAAACTAAGCAAATCTACCTATAGAATCTGTAATTCTTGAATATTTGACCTCAAGAACTATATCTGTAGCATAAAAGCCTTTAATGTCTTCTGAAGGGGCTGTGGGGGATATATCTGATACATATATGGTATGAAATTTAAATTGATCTGAAATACCTTCAAAATAATTGACATCTCTTGCCGATTCATCCATACGTCTGAATAAGTCTATAAATACATTTCGAATTTCTGTAATATCTTTGATATCTGTTGCATATATTGTAAATAGCATTTGCTCATTACATATAAGCCAGTTGGTGTCGTAAGTCATTCCGATCTTGTCATAAACTATATGTTTTTTACCGCTCAAAAATTGATTCATTTCTGGAGATTGCTGAACAGGAATAACTGGAATAATTGCTCTACCTAAATTATCTGAATAGTAATCATTCTCATCAAATATTTCAAGATTAACTAATACATCCCATATATATTTTCTAAGTTCAAATATGGCATCTAATTTATAATTTGTCATAATAATGCACCACCAAATTCTTTTGTTAGAGCAATAGATGCTTCGTTTTTGAGTGCGGCTGGCGAGAAAGAATATCTAAATTTTTTTACTTCATTTGGAGATACTAATGCTCGTTTTAGTGAACCTTGAAATGCATCAAAAAATCCAGATCTCTTTATAGACTCATTTACTAAATTACCTGTAAACCATCTCTTGTATTCTGTTGCAAAAGACCTTCTTACACCTTTACCGCCAGGGAATTTTACAGTTACCGATCTGCCAATTGGCATAAAGACTGTTCCTTCCCGTCCTTCAAATACAAGTCTTTTAGCATTCTTAGGAGAAATGATAACTGGTTCTCCCGATTCCATTACAGAAGCTTTATTTGCAAAAACATATTTTCTAGTTTTGGTATTAGGAACAGCAGATTTAGATTTTGTAAATTCTGGATTAATTCTAAAAGAAATACCTGGAGACTCCAATTGTTTTAATTTAAATAAACGTCCTTGTGGATTTCCTACATTTTTCCATTCATAAACATGATGTAAATATTTTGGTTTTGATCTTGCCTGTGCATCTATGTAATTTCCAAAATCTTTTTCTATTTGTTTGAATACAGTTTTTTTAAACTTTTCTTTAAATGCTTTATTGTTTTCTAATTGTGCTATTACTTCCGCTTTATAATACAGAATAGCTGATATTTGAGCAACAGTAGTGTCCTTAATCATTTTTCCAGGTTTGTTTGACATCAGATTGGTTAATCCGCTGGCGGCTTGTAGTAGCATAGTGTTAGATGCCAATTTGCTGATTCTCCGATCTCTTTGCTGTAGTGTTATAACCCAGTATAGTTCCGAACGGATCGGTCACGGGAGTAACCCCAACTATTTCAAATACTGTTGGAGTTTCTGTAGGATAATCTAATTCAGTCCAAATATAGTGACCATTTTTATTTCTTATATTAGTTATCTTATGTCTTAAATTAATTTTTTTAGATGTTCTAATTTGAATGTGCTGATCTTGTCTATATCTATTATCCAAAATTTGTCGATCATTACTACGTGTAGATGTAGAATTACTTACAATGCCTTTTGCCGAACAATCTAATGTTTCATAAAATTGCCAGTCTTTTATAATAGCACCAGTGTCTGGGTCTTGTTCATCTGTCTGAACATAAAGGTCTAATTTAAATTGAAATAATGAATCTACTAATTCCATTAGAAGACCACCATTCCATTGATGACGTATGGAGCAAGAAGCTGATCTGCATATAAATTGCCAGTTCCTCTGTGAGCATCTTCCATATAGTCAAACTTCATATCAAATGATGATATAGATTTAACATATTTATTACGCCAAGTAGTATCTTTTTCAAAAAACTGTTGTATTAATATGATGCAAGCTTCTTCTACGTTATCTGGAACGGATGACCAACCAAATCGACCTTGCACTGTGTAACGATAATCTTTTTTAAATGCATGGTTTGGACCAATGTCATTTATTGATGGTGGAACTAAACCATTTGATGTATAAACCATATTGTCTGTTAAACTTTGTTTGCTTACACGAATTCCAAATCCCGACTCTGATATTAATGGATCGTATAACCAATTATTTTGTTCATTAATTTTATCAACAAGCAATACATCATTTTCATATAATTCATGCAATTCATGAATTCTAAATGGTAATGGAAGAATGTCTGATCCATAGCCATACACTATTTGACTATCATCATATAGATAGAAAAACTGTGCAGTATAAACTTCAATTAATTTTCTTGCATACTTTTCCGCCATTTGCACTTCATGATAAGTTTTATAATTTGGATCGGACGGATCTGTACCTAAATTTAAATCTTCCCAAACATCAGATAAATTTGCATAGGGAGTTACAACATCAGTATAATATATATGAGATGCAGGATTTCCATCTATAACATAGTTCCATTGAATTTTAAATTTTCTATTTCTGCGGCAAAATTCAAAAGGAATAATTATCTGATAAGTTCCCTCATCGGTTTCAACCTTTGTTGCTTCTAAAACTAAAATAGAAACAGAAGGATCAATTGTAGGATTCAATGTGTTATCTTCAGTTATATCATATATAACTGCAGTAACCTCATCATTATCTACATTTGTAATTTCTCCGTTCCAAAATATTTTGGTTTTAATCGGAGATGTTTGATCCTTATATATTTCTGCCATCTGTTAGAATCAGATTAGCTATAGAAGTCTTGAACCTCTTTAGGGGTAGCTATTCTGAAACCTTCCTCCTTATCAAAAATTGCCTGAGCCTTATCCTTATTCATTGCAACAAATGGATGTTCCTTTGTAAAAGTAAAACCCTGAATATCATATCTAAAGTTTTGTCTAGTCATTCTGACAAGGACTTGATCTTCTTCTATTTTTTTGTTTTTGTCAAACTTTGGAAGTACTTCTACTTCTTCTTGTGAATCTTCTATATCTTTTTGAGACTTACTATACAAGTCCCAAGTTACGCCTTCTTCCGCCATTGCTGCAATAATATTTGCCTTACCTTTAAGGCCTTCTGTATCTACACCATAATCATCTGCAATTTGTTTTAACTCAGATATTTTTAATGTCTCAAATGACATATTTTCTCCTTTTATTGGTATTTAATTATAGCATTAGTCAATTAAAATGAAAAGCCCCCCGAAATTAATCGGGGGGACAAATCTATTTGCAGGATAATTCCTAATTAAATTAAGAAGCTACCTTAACGTTCTTTACAACTACCCAAGCATCTGCTTGCTCGATCTGTGTACCAACACGGGTATACATTGTATACTCAATGCTGTCCTTACGAGGCCAGAAGAATCGGTAAACAGTTACATCACGCTTGATACCAATAACTACGTTATTTGGGAATGTCAAGTGTAAATCACCGTGATTACCAGTTGCGCCATCATAATCGCCATCCTGTGTTTCAGGTAGAAGTGGAACTTCTACGATTGGAATACCGAATGCGAATGGTGATACGAATCCTGCTGGACCACCTAGCTGTGGCTGATCGCCACGGATGATTGCTGATGCAATATCCTGTGGGTTAGCAAAGTTTGTAGAATTTGATGTGTTGTATAGATAATCCTGGATCAAGTTTGAACCTGAAAGGAAACGAAGATCCTGACGACGCTGCTTGTACTTACGTGGAAGTGCCTTCAGTGCAGAATTAAATACTGCACGAGAAATTGCAGCTCCTTCTGCATCTACAACGTGGCCATTAGCCTTTGCTCTCTTTACTACACCATCAAATGCTGACATCAAACCTGATGCAGCTGAATCTCCATTAAGGACTACGTCCTCAATATCATTACCTGCCTGTGTTGCCATCAAACGTGCAATATGATCTTCAAGATCTGCACCTTCAATATTGTCTTCTAGAGACTCTGTTGAAATTTCCCAATCTAGACGAAGCTTACGAGTTGTAAGATTAATCTTTGAGAAAGTAACAGCTGCGTTAGAGCCTGTATCCTGAGCTTCGGAAGCAACAGTCATAAGTCTCTCACCAACTCCGATGCGGTCGATCTCTGTAGTATCAGCCTTCATACGGACGGTACGTGCTACCTTGCCGATGACTGTAGCATCAAACATGTAGTCTAGAAAACGTGCTGACTGCTCAGGGTTTAGTAAACCACCCTTTGAAGTTGCACCAACGTGAATGCCAGAACCTGAGAGGGATCCTGAAAAATCACCAGTATCTACAGCACCTGCTGCGATTGCTTTTTCTAATGTTTCATTACTCATTTATTTTTTTCACCTACCTTTATTAGTTAAAAAGTTCATCAACGGAACCGAGGAAAGAACCGTTCCATTTTGATTTTTTGATTGTTACTTCCTGAGACCCGCCAAGGTCTGAGGACTTCTTAATTGCAGTATCTGCCTCTACTGCATCTACACGCTTTTCAACACTATTAATTGTATTGCGGATATCTGTAACCGCATTGCTTAGTGCTTCGTGCTGCGCTGTCAATTCTGAAATTCGAGTTTCAACACTCTTGCTGAAAGTCTCTACTGTATCCTTAATAGCTGATACCTGTGCCGCATTTGCTTCTGTTGCCTTGTTTAATGTCTCTGAGAAAAATCCCTTAAGATCAACAAGAGCTTTTGCAAAATCTGGTTCAATTGTCTCTACCTCTGATACATCGGCTGCTTTTTCCAGAACTTCGGCTGAAGCATCTTCAACTGCTTCTGCAGCTGGAGCGTCTACTGTCTCTTCAACAGCTTCTACAGTTTCTACAACATCTGGTGTTGCTTCTACTGCTTTTTCTGTTTCACTAGTTTCTACAGGTGCTGATGTTTCTTCAACTGCCTGTGGAGCTCTTAGTTTTTCCACTTCATTACCTCCTTCTGCAATTGCCTGTGTATCAGGCAATGACAATCTTGACTTCTTAAATGAATCAAGAATTCTATCTATTTCTTTTGCTTTATTTGTGTCTGCCTGCTCAACCCAACCAATAAGAGTTGCTGGCTTTCCTGTAATTGGTGAGATATAATTTTTTTCTGTTGACATAAATACAGATTCACTATCCTCACAATAAAAAATATTTTCTGTTTTAATTTCTGCTGCCATTCCTTTAAATACTAATTGTCCATTAGCTTTTGAAATTGAAAGAATGTTACAAAGTTCATTTGCTGGAGAATCTACTATTGAAAGTTCTACGAGATCATACGCTTTGATAAATCTTACAGAAGTTCCATCTGCTTTGTTTACTTCATTATCTGATTCTGTAATTTTTCCGCCGATTGAAAATCCAGATAAAGTTCCATCTAATACTTTTTCCCAGGTATCTTGTGCACCTTTTGATATGTATGTTTCAACATAAACGCCATTATAAAATTTTTGTGTTGTTTTATCATAATATGTTTCAGGTCTAAATGAAATAAGTTTTCCCACCGCCACAGGCATGTGCATTTCACGAATATTTCCACGGAAATTTTCAAATGCTTTTAATGAAGCATCTGAAGTTACAACATCTCCAGTTTGATCAACATTATCTAGGGTTGCAAATCCAGAGACGGTTCTGCGTTCACGGTTGACTTTTGTGAACGGTACTGATAAATTAACAGTATCGCCATGGGAGACCCAGTGTGATTTTTCTATATTCATATGCTTAATTTTATTACCATAAAAATAAAAAGGCAAATAATGGTTGAGTAATAATTATGCTGTTACTCTACCCTCTCCCTGTGGATTCCTGGCCTCTCCTGAAATATCTGGAGAATTTGCGTCTCTTTCTTGAGTTCTTCTACGGGAATTTGATGCCTGAGCATTTTGTTCTGCTGCCTGTTGTGGCTTTAATTGAACTACTTCATCTCCCCCATCAATTGGAGCTTTGCCCATTCTTAAACGAACCTCATTTGGGGTAATAACCTGCATACGTAAATATCTTTCATCAATTTTAGATTGAGTATCTTCGTCTGTCAGTGTTAATTCATTAAATTTAAGAATTAATAAATCTGTCATTTCTGAAATAATTCTATTTAATTTCTTTTCTAAAATATCTTGTGCTGGGCGGCAAACCTGCTCTTTAAATGTTTTATCTGAATCACGAGCTGCACCTAAATTAACACCTTCTGGGATACCAATTTTAGAAATTGGAGTTCTATGAGTTAATAGAATTTCATCTCTATTCATTTTACGATAAGTATTAAATGAAGCATCTTGAGCATCTGCCTCAACTGGCTCCATTTTAAATTCAACTTTTTGATCTGGAGAATCTGCTGGTAATGGTATGTATAGAGAACGGTGATTCTTGCCCTTTAAACCTACCTGGAAGAACTCTAGAAGCTTTTGTTCTGCCACTGGAGACAACTTTGCACCCTTGACCGTAATAACGTATCTAGGGACCGCTTTATTCTCAAAATAATCTAAATTATATTTACCTGCAAATTCATTTCCAGCCATAGCATTTTGTGCTGCAACAATATCTGGAATTCCATAATAATTATTCATTGGTGTATATTTCTTAAAATGAACAATTTCATTTGGTCTATCTAATCCGCCAGCTATTGGATTTGGAGTTTCTTGATCTCCATAATTGCGGAAAAATACAACCTTGCCATAAAGTAATTGAATAAATCCATCACGTAAACGGCGCACACGCATAGTTTTAGATGGAATATGTCCAATATATCCAATCTTTCCTGCAGTTGTTCTACCAATTTCTAAATAACCATTTCCTGTTGCTTCTAAATCAGTATATACTTTTTTTAAAGTTTCGATAAACGTTTCTTCTTCGTTGCAATCTTCTAGCCATTGCTCAAGATCATCACGAACTCTATCCATTTTCCTGCGGGCAAAATTTAATTTCTTTGGATCATCAACTGCTTCCATTGCAATTTTTGTTTTTCTAGATTCAACAAATTGATACCCAAGTCCGACTATATTTTCCACTTTTGCATTAATTGCTGCATAATTAAATGGAGAAATTTCATATATACGTGCAAGATATTCTAAATTATAATTAGGTTGAATAAGATCAAACATTGCATAACCTGTAATTGCTTGTGCAAGAAGATTTTGTTGTGTTTGAGCTCCATCAATGCCCTGAAAAGCCTTAGTAAAATCTCTACCCATTTTACGACGAAATGCTGGGCTTAATCCATTAACTTTTTTTAATTCGTCACCTGTAATTTTAAATGGATCATTTTCTTTTGTGGCTTCTGGATTATTATATTTTACCCAATCCGCAAATGTAGATACATTTACATCATTACCATTTTCTAAATCATCTGGTATGAATTCCATTCACGCCACCCGCTTTCTTAACTTCTTCTTTATATACGCCAATATCCAGTGGATCTGGAACTAGGCCCCATTCTAATCTTTGTTGCTGATAATGATATTCTTCATCATCAATTTTTCTTCTTCCTGATAAAAACTTAGGTCTTCCTACATCTATGCCAAAAGATCTTACTTCCCTAGCAAGAGCATCTATCTTTGCCCTATTACCTTTCATGGCTGTGACAGAAAGAAAATTTCCATCATCATCACCTATCCACCTACCGTCTGGCATTTCCCAGACGTATATTCCCAGCGTCGTTTCTTCTTCGACTGTATATTTCATATTAGAAAGATCCATAGATGTTTATTTTACCATTCTTTATAGTCAAAGTCCAGATTTTGTCAACACTTGTGACAAATTATACCGATTTAATTACTTCCCAATCATTGTCATAGGCAAAAACTCCAGTTTCTGTCAGGTTCATTGACACTGATTCTGAATACGAATATGGCTTTTCAGTATATAAATTATAGTGATTTAATATTGTAGCTTCTGACAATGCAGATGAATATATGCCAATATTACTATATCCATAACCTGTTGATGAGTTTTTCCATACCCCTGAATCTACCCATGAATTAAAATATATTTTATTTGATACAGGAGAAGATAGAATAAATACAATGTGATATATCTCCTCTCCACTTAATAAATTTGAAATATTAGTAGCAGAAGATACATTTTGTCCATTTATATAAATGCTTGAAATTCCGCTTTTATTAATTAATCCTGTATTGCCCCAGCTAAAATGAGCGGTACTACTAGAAAATATAGAACCATCTGTTATAGTTTCTGGGGTTGAAAGAATTAATTCAATTGTGTTAATGTCAGAAATTAAATTTAATGCGAATCCTGCGTCTGATTCTGGCCTAATTCCAGAGGACGTATTTCGCCTTAATACTGGATATGCTTCTGTTGCCGCAGAAAAATCCCATACGTCCAGGTCGATACTTCCACTAGTCGGCTGTTCTACTGTTATATATTCAGGACCATTATCTGCGTATAATTTTTTTTCTGTAAAAAATGAAATATTTAATTCTTTTAATTTAGGTTTTATAATTGTAGAATCAACACTATTTATTTCAATATTAACATAAACTATACCTGAATCTGAAAAAGAATTATTTCCTATTTGCCATTGTGGTAATGCTGATCCATTTTTACATACTTCGTAAGTTCCCGCTGCTCCCGATGGACTAACTGAAACCACAACTCCATTATCTGCATTCCATTCGATTTTTGAAGAAACAAAATCAATTCCCGACGGAATAAAAAAATAATCTGAAATACTTCCTGAAGTTTCTCCTTCAACTAAAGTTACATAATTAGAACTTGAATCATAAAATATATTTGTTGAAGAAAGATCTTTAAATGATCTAGTAAGCGGGTATGAAAATTTAAATGCTCTTGGAGATTGCAAGTCTGTTCCAGAGAATATCGAACCGCCGTCTGGACCTACTATTTGAATTGGTCTAATTGGTTGAAATGCATTAAAATGATTTAAAACTTGATCTTCGCTTAAAGAATATCTATATATAGCTGGAGCGTCTACAATAAAATATTCATCTGTTAGGCATGGACCTATTGATAATGTTGGCAATGAAGAATTAGTAAATACAAAATCTGTTAATTGTTTCTTTGCAACTACTTGTCCGTTAATAAATAATTTTATTCCATTTTGATCATATGTTGCAACAATATGAATACTTTCAGAAATACTATCTGGGCTATAAGCAATATACTCATTATTTACATAAAAATAAATTGCCGAATTTTTAAAATATATTCCTGTTGTAGAGTCTTCATTATAAAAAATTGGCATATTTGTAGAATTTTGGCTTTTAATATATACCCAAGCTTCTAAACTAAAATCATTATCTGAAGAATATTTATCTCCAAATGATCCTTTGCCCGTTTGTCCAGTGTAATCTTTGCCTAATGAAAAAGTAATATATTTTGTATCATCTATCATGGTTCCATGTGATCCGCCGCTTACTAAAGGAAAGTTATTATCAAAAGATGAAAAATTATAATATACTCCATTATTTAAACAACCAGAATAGTCATGTGCTATTGAGCCACTAGACTCATCAAGCGGCCAGAAGCCGATTGGATGGTCTTTTAATATTCTATAGTAATATGACATTCTTTTATTATACTATACTTTTTTATACCAGAAAAATGGAACCATGTATTTGTTTCCGCTCATGACTTTGCCTGGATTGTGAAAAAATGGTCTTTCTGATGGGAATATTATTAAGCTGCCAGCTTCTGGTTTCATAAAAATATTTTGTTCTGGAAAACCAATTTCGCCGCCTTCGTAATCATCGTTTAAATAAAATACTCCCGATATTACTGGATGTTTTGTATCTGTTGGATCTTCTGAATCTACGTGTAAACCCATTTCTGCTCCAGTGTTATATTTTCTAATAGAAAAATGATCTGGCAAATATGGTTTTTCTATTTGTAAAGAATTACAATAATGAGATAAACAAATATCTGCAATATAATTTATATGGTTAATTATAATTGCATATTGTAAATCCATATCGCACCCAAATCTTTGATTTGAAATTAATCCTTCTTTTGAAAATCCATATACAAAATTTGGATTATCACTAGCAGACCATTTTGACCATGGTGGTATTTGAGATTCTTCCCTAGACCTGTCATTTAATTTTTCAATTTTATCAATAATTAATTTTGAATTATCTAATGCATTTTTATAATAAAAAATTTTATCATGTAATTTTTCAATTATCATTTTTTTGTTTTCTAAAAAATGGAGTAGAGAAATCAAGCTTAGGATCTTCTTCCCCTGGTTCTACAACATACTTATGCCATTTACCAGATTTTATACTTTTAACCATTTCTTCATTATAAATTTTAGCCCACTCTTCTTTTCCATATTTTTGTTCATTCTCATGCCATTCTTTTGTTCCTTCAAAATTATACATCCAAAAACATCTGATAAAATATTTTTCACCATTTGTAATTCGATCTACTCCATGAAAATAATGTGATGTTCCTGTGATTGGATCTCCTGATGGGAAAACTACTACATCTCCTGCTTCTGGCTTATAATCTACAATATCGCCATTATCATCACGTAAAAATTTTAATCCCCCTCCATCGTAGTCATCATTTAAATAAATTGTACAAGTTATTGCAAATTTATCGCCTGGAGAATCTGCATCAGCACCTCTATAATCAGTATGATAATGCATTGCATATTTATAATTTGATGGACTTTCATCATATTTACAAACTGAAATTCCTGCATGAACCCAGTTAGGTAGTTCGACATTATATTCTTTTTTATAATCTTCTGTTGTATCATAAAAAACTTTAGATATATTTTTAACAAAATCAATTTGTTGTTGTGCGTATTCATCATTAATATCTAATGTAGCATTATCTGGAATATCAACTTTCTCTGGGTCGTCTGGCATGGCAATATTCATAAAATCTCCAAATCCATACCAGTCTTCCCAATCTTTAAATACAAAATTTGCAGGTTGAGTTTTAGAAAATTTTAATAAATCTACATACTCTTTTGCTTTAGGCAATAAGTTTTTATAAACTACAACTCTAGGATATATTATTTCTTTTTTCATTATTCTATTTTGCCTTTATATTTTGGTATTACGCCTTTTTCCCTATCCTTTTCCCAATTTTTATACATAACTTCTTGATCTGCACGAACAACTTTTAATTCTGCTGCCCATGCATCCCTTTGTTCTTGAGTATATTCTGCATCTGCTTTATCCCAAAAAGAACCTATTGTGTATCTAGTTCCAGATTTTACTGTTGTAACCTCATGTTCATTTCCGTATCCTCCGTCAAATACTGCTAACATTCCTAATTTTGGCTCTATATGTATATCATAATTTTTAAAATTTAAATATCCGCCTTCAAAATCTTCATTTAAATATAAAAATACTGCAAACTTGCTTCTTTCAAATGCTGTTGGATTTCCTTTTTCATCACTATTATCAGAATGAAAACTTGCAAAAGCACCTTCTGTCCATTTTTGTGCATGATATGAAACTTCAGATAACTCTATTCCTAATATTTCTTCTGAAGTTTTTTTAATTTTTTCTTTTAAATTATTAAAGTAATCTATAGGTAATCCAAATGACTTCAAATTTGGATCTGCCTGCCAAAATCCCATTGCATATGATTCATAGAAAGAAATTTGATTCCATTTTAACATTTTTGATTCAACTAAAAATTCTAAATATTTTATAACTTTTGATGCTTCTTCTTTATCAATGAAATTAGAAAGAGTAAAAACATCATCTTTATATTTAATTAAACCATTCATCTTTTTTCTCTCCTAACGTTGTTATAGTCCAGAAGAATGGGCAAGTGTATCTAGTTCCGCTAGTTACTTGACTTACACCATGTATATAATTTTTATCTCCTGGGAAAAAATATGCAGCCCTAGCTTTTGTTTTAAACGATATCCCTTGTCTTGGAAAATGTAATAATCCACCTTCATAATCTTCATTTAAATAAAATACTGTGCCAATGTCATACCAGGGAAAATCATTTTCAGTTCCTGCATCAGGCCCTTCATGTAATTCCTTATCAGCATGCGGAAACTGCATGCTACCTACTGGCCATCTTACTATTGCAGGATTTGTAGGTTCTGCTTTTACATTAAAAAAGTTTTCAATTGTTGGACGCATTCTCTCAATAATATTCCTTAATATAGGTACTACAGTAGGATCTGCTTTTAATAAAGTTGCTAATGTGGCTACTCTATCTTCCCAAACTCTGTGATCATAAATAATGTTTCCATTTTCATTATAATGAGATTCTGTAATATCCCATAATTTATTATTTCTTGCAAAATCTAGAAGATGTTTTTGCTCTTCTTCTGTCATAACATTTTCAAGCTCAACAATATTGTCTGGTTTTTCTCCGAACCAACCTGATGGAGTTATAGAGGTTCTAGCTCTTCTAACATCATAATTTGCTGAATTATCATTAAAATTCATTGTATTTGCCTATGTATACCTTTTCTTTGACCATGTGAATTTTTTATATTGTCCGCCTTCTTTTTTTCTATACAAATCAGCTTGAGCTTGATGCCTTTGTAAAATTTCTGCATATGTATAAAATTTAATTTCCATTTCCCAATCTTCTCTTCTAAACGGAATAATCTGTAAATATGGAGTTCCCGCTGGAATTGTTCCTTCAAAATCTTTACGTATAAAAAATGGAACTAATCCAGGGGTATCCATTTTATCATTATCAATTATACCAGCAGTTGAAATAAATGGTAAATCAAATCTATTTATTGGATTTACGTATATAGCACTATATCCTTCTGGTAAAGATGGGGCCCAATTTGGATACCAGTGAAAATGATCCTCCTCATAACCGTATGGCACAACAAATTCTCTCATTGCTTGTCTAGGGCCACAAAAATCTTCAAATCCTCTTTCTGTTTTTATTTCAATTTTATTTCCATTTTTATAAAATGTTAAATCGCATGGAGTAACATAAAGATATCCTGACGTAAATATATCTACAAGCGCAGGACATGCCTTGAAAGAAAATACTTCTCCTCCTAAATGATTAAGATATGTATTTCCATTTTCATCTTTTTCAAATCTTGAAGCTTTGGAATACCAATCGGGTACACTTTTTTTTGCTGGAATTGGATGAAATTTATTAGAAGACTGATTATATAATCTATTTGAGTGAAAAATAATTTTATTCATTATCATAATTTTCTATTTTTAATTTAATTGATTTAACTTCATGTTTTCCTATTTTTCTTCCGTAAGGATCTACAGCATCTCTATATAAATCTGTCCATAAACCTTTTACCTTTTCTCTTAAAGAAAGTTCTTTTTCCTCAGAATTATATTTTTTTTGTGGAATATAATTTTTAATATCGCTAATTTTAAAAGTATAATCTTCAAGTTTTTTTAAACTCATTGGTAACAATGCTATTATTGGAGTGCCAGCTTTTATTTTAATTACTTTATACGGAGCTGTAATTCTCCAGGCGCATGGAAATGGTGCATCAAAAAATGAAGTAGATATTAATGTTGTGTATGGAGATACTCCTTCTATAAACAAATTTGGCACTGGCATCTGCAACATAGTTGTATTTTCATCTGTTTTTATCATTAATCCTGTATTAAAACTTAAAGTTGCATTACCTCTTCCTAAAGAACAATACTTTTCCCCCTCCAGTATTTTAATATGATCTGGAGATGTATCTGTTATTCCATCCCAAACAAAAGATATGTCTTCTGGAAAAGATATTCCTAAACCTAGCCCATTAGATAAGGATACAGGCAAACATCTATATGCATGCTTATCAAAAGTTTTATCCATCCAATCTCTTTTTATTGGAAGTTGAAAAACATCAGCTGAGTTTGAACCCATTTTATATATTTCAACATTATGCATAATTTTTAGTGTATCTTTTTTCAATTTCTCTATACTCTGGAGTATGCGGTGCTTCTAAATAGTCTAACATTGTTACAATAGAGTATTTTGTTCCATCAGTTACTGGCATAGCGGCATGAGAATATATATATGAAGATGGGAAAAGATAAAGATCTCCTGCTTTAGGCTTAATTTTTAAATTAATTTTATCAAAAAATAACTCTCCTCCCTCATAATCGTCATTTATATAGCCAACTGAAGATAGAACACAGATATAAGAATAACCATGATCGCTATGAACTTGGAAATGTTGGTTTGGACCATATTTAACAAAATTAAAAGATTCCCAGTAGGTTAGTGGTGCAAGTCCAAACATTGATCTATAATCTTCGACGGGTTTAATCTGGGCTTCTTTTGCATCTTCCCAAATTTTTTCTAATGCTATTTGATCTTCGCTTTTTTTGCTATCATCAAAATTATTTTTTTTAATTTTAAAATCAAAACAATCTCTATACTTTTTATCATTTAGAGAATATCCTGTCATGGCTTCTTTCCATTTATAGGTTAAAGAAGGAATGTCTGAAAACCCCACTCCTTCTGCATTTGAATCTTTTGATAGTTTACTTTCTAGTCTATTTATTAAATCCATTTCTTTTGTAAATACATTTCTGTAAACAACTATTCCTGGATATAGATATTCTGCATTTTCTAACATTATTCTCCTTAAAGTTTATTATTCTTATTATAGTCTAACATTGTTGCTATACAATATTTGGTTCCCTCTAATACTGGTTCTGCAATATGAGAAAATAAATATGTTGATGGAAATATTATTACTTGACCCGCTTCTGGTTTTATCCTTATATTAATTTTAGGAAAATAAAGTTCTCCACCCCTGTAGTTATCGTTTAAATATGTAATTGTTGAAACTGTACAAATATAAGAATAACCATGATCTGAATGTTCATCAAAATGCTGTCCAATTCCGTATTTAATAAAATTCATTGCTTCCCAATAATTCATTTCAATATTAAATTTTTTACAATAATCATCTACAATTGGTTTTTTTAAATCATAAACATCTTGCCAAATTGAATCTAGTTCTTCCTCATATTTTGGCTTAAAAACAGCGTCCCTTTTTTGTATTTTAATATTTAAACAATTTCTATAATCTTTTGACAAGTATTTATGTCCTACTTCTCCATTTTGCCATGATCTTCTTCTATTGCTAGAATCAATGGCCGACTCAAGTCTATCAATTATATTTAAACTGTTTGATATTACATTGGAATAAATAAACAAGCCTGGAAAAATTTCATTTTTTAACATAATCTTCTTTCTTGCGTAAGTTTAGCATATTATCTGGAAGAGTGTCAATAATTAAATGAATTCTATCAATATTTGAAGGATTATCAACTGCATGTGGCATTTGATTATTTATTTCATACCAAATTGATTCTTTCATATTTATAGTGTTATCTGCAACAGTAAACATAATATTGTCTGTAGTAATTAATGGAATATGTACTCTACGAGAATAATGCAGCAATGCTTTTCCATCAACATGCTTTAAGACTTGAGATTTAGCTGGCAATTTAATAAATTCACATCTTACTACTTTGCCCTCATAATAATTTTCTAAAATAGAATAAATTTCTTTTAATTGTTTTTTAGCTTTTTCTGTTTTTAATTCATTATATTGAATTGTATTTATTGGAGATCCTGCTACCCAGTCGTAGTCTGTGGCACAAATTCTATACATCTGAGTTTGTCCATGAACTATGGCTCCGTCTTGACGACTAGTATCTATAAACCATTCTTTATCATAAGATAATATTTCATTTTTAATATCTGATATTTCAAATTTACCTAATTCTAAAATTGACCATTTAGTATTTTTTTTGATTCTTTCGTACATATTCGTATATCTCCATGTCTACTAAATTTAATTCTTCAATTCTTTTTAATTGTTTTTTGGTTAAATCTAAACCTATATTATGAGATTGATTATGTCTATCATCATATTTAAATGTTGTGAAATTAAATTGTTTTTTTAATTCATTATTAAAATCTTTTTTAAATGCATTATGATTATCTAAAGTGTATACATTCATTTCATTAATAGCTTTTATAATATCATTTATATTTAATGAGTAATCCTCCATGTACCATCCGTTGGCCACTGGGGATGCTCTATGATTTTGATCAAAATCAATATTTACTACAACATCTTTATTAAATTGTTCATAATTCATTTTTCCAGTTAGAAATTTTGATTGCATGTTAGAATTAACTTCTACTTTATCTCCATATAACCAGGCATCTAATTTTTTATAAATTTCAGATTTTGATCTTATTAATCCTGTTGTATATTTAAAATAACTAATATATCTTTCTATTGGATTTCTAACAATTGAATATATAATAGGGTTTTCCATTAAATCTATAGGCAGTCTGCCAAAATGTCCAGAAACATACTCACAATTTTTTATATGATCAGTATTTATGGTAGTTCTATTTGAAACAAAATGTGGAATCCCACCTGAAATCAGGTGGGGTAGCACATTATTACTTATATATATACCTGATGTTCTAGGTATATGTAAAAAATAAACTGACATTATTAGGCAAAGCCTTTTGCGTTATGTACCGCTAAATCTCCTGCAATTAAAATGTCATATGGTGAAGCTTGAAACTGATATACAGTTCTTTCTTCATCAATTAATTGTGTTGATTGAATTTCAACTTCAGTATATGAGCCATCAGAATTTCTTTGAAGCATACTATCTCCAATTTCCAAAGTGCCCGTTGTGCCAAAGAAATACTGTCCCTGTTTTTTAATTAAAACTGTTTGTTCTAGTGAAAATCTCTTAGACATATCATTATTTAATATAATAGTAACATCTTTAATAGATGGAATAATACCTGTAATTTCTGTTTCAATCATTGATATATTGGTTAAACTATTGCTTGACCAAGTATATGGATCTACTTTTGATTCATCAACAAATTCATCCCAAACTAATGACCAAAGCTTGTCTCCTATTGCAATATCTTTAGCTGGTTTTTCAATAATTTGATTACCTTCTCCTAATGTTAACATTAATGTATCTTCATCAATACATGCAAACATTGGAGGTCCAAAAAATCCTGGAGGTCCGAAGAATGCTGGTGGAGCAAAGAATCTTGGAGGTCCGAAGAATCCTGGTGGAGCAAAGAACGCTGGTGGTCCGAAGAATCCTGGTGGAGCAAAGAATCTTGGAGGTCCGAAGAATGACGGTGGAGCAAAGAATGACGGTGGGGCAAAGAATGACGGTGGAGCGAAGAACGCTGGTGGAGCAAAGAATGCTGGAGGAGAAAAGAATGTAGTAACGGTATTTGAATTAGCAGAATATACTGAGCTTCCATTACCATTAACTGCTTGAACATTGTAAAACTGTGATGTTCCACCAACTTCAGTAGTAACTGCATAAGATGTAACATTTCCAACATTTATTGGACTTGGTATTACTCCAGTGTCACTGGATTTAATAACATAACTCGATATAGCTTTTCCACCATTTGCTGCGGGTCCAGACCAAGAAATATCGTCTCTATTTGCTATAGTCGAAGTAACTGTTGGAGTAGAAGGAGCATCTGGAACAGTTGTTGCAGTTACTGATCCCGATGTGGTTCCCGAAGACGATCCTGCGCTATTATTTGCTTTAATTGTAAATGTATATGCAGTATTTGATGCAAGTCCTTGGAAAGTATAAGGACTAGATGTTGCGGTTACTGTATATGTGGCTGGATTCGATGTAATTGTATAGTTTGTAGCAGAAGCTGATCCTGCAGGTAAACTAAATGTTAAAGTTACAGCACCACCTGTCCCAGCTGCCGAAGCTTCTGATGTAGTATTAGCTGTTGCTAAATACGGTCTATTTGTTCCAACATCTGTTGCTGATGAAATTGTAACATTTTCTGGCCAAGTTATACTTGATGATACTTTACCCTTTTTTCTTCCGAATGCCATTTATATCTCCTTCTATTATGCTGTTAGGTCGCCCAAGACTACCCAAGTGTCGGTTGCTCGTTTAAATAATGTCGCTGAAGACCACTGTGCTCTTAATTTTGCAGTATTTGCAGTACCTTGTGGTGTTGCATTAATTGTAACTCCTGCGGTTCCAACTATTGAAACTTGTCCTGCTCCAGTTTGAAGAATATCTATTGATGTTCCAACTGGGAATGCTGCAGCAGAATTTAATGGTATTGTAACGCTAACTGCAGATGCACTGCTTACTTCTACCAATGAATCTCTATCTGCTAATGCCACTGTATATGCTGCTGTTTGTGGATTAATTGTTGTGCGAGATGGAACACCTTCTTTAGTTTGGGTTCCATCTGTAAATACAATTCCTGATGATGAAACTGTTAAAGTTCCTGAAGATACAGTTGGAGAAGTCATTGCAGGTGAAGTTAAAGTTTTATTTGTAAGAGTTTCTGTTCCTGCCAATGATGCAACATCTGCATCTGTAACTGCTGTATTTAATTGTGCTAATGTTGTGGTTACAGTATTTGAACCTAACGAAATTGATTTATTTGTAAATGTTTCTGTTTTAGAAGCAGTTGTCTTAGCATCTAGTTGTGTTTGAATTGCTGAAGTTACTCCATCTAAGTATTGCAATTCTGTATTTGAAACATTGCCAATTGTTGCTGATGAAGCTTCAAAAGCTCCTACTGCTAATGCATCAAGTGAACCTTGTGTAAAATTAACGGTAGTTGTAGGTTCATCTGTTACACCCTTAAATAATTTCCACTTAGAATCAGAAGCATCACGTACAAGACCTGAGTGCTGATAGGTTCCATCATTGAATGAAGAAACAATACCTAGGTCAACAGCATTACCTGTATTTCCACCACCCATATAAATCATCGGATCTGAAACTTCAAGATTTGTTGAAGATACAGTTGTAGTAGTTCCTGAAACTGTTAAATTTCCAGAAATTGTAACTGCTGCTGCATTTACAGTACCAGTAAAAGTAGGTGATGCAAGTGGAGCTTTAGCATTTAATTGTGTTTGAATTGCAGATGTCACACCATCTATATATCCAATTTCAGTTGCTGAAACATTTCCAATCGATGTTGTAGAAGGCAAAACTACTGTGCCAGTAAATGTTGGCCCAGCTAAGTTAGCCTTAAGATCAAGTGCTGATTGAGTAGCAGTAGATACTGGCTTATTAGCATCAGATGTATTATCTACATTGCTTAATCCTACATCTGCTTTAACAATTCCCGTTGGAGAATTAATAACTGGAGATGTAAGCGTTTTATTTGTTAAAGTTTGAGTATTTGTTGTTCCAACAACTGCTCCAGTTACACCGTGAGCTGTTGATGTATTAGAATTATGTGTAGATACAGCATCATCAGAATATGTTTTTGTTGCAAGGGCGGAAGTATCAGTAATTCCGTGTACTGATGTAGTATCGTCATTATGTGTAGACACAGCACCGTCAGCATATGTCTTAGTTGCTAATGCTGATGTATCTGCGATTCCGTGAACTGATGTTGTATCAGATTCATGTGCTGCAACTGCAGTAGAAATTGCTGAATTTCTATTTGTAACTTCTGTAGATATTGCAGTAGAAATTGCTGAATCTCTATTTGTAACTTCTGTAGACATTATAGAATCTGCATAATTATTTGCTGAAGCAATAGCAGCTGTATCTGCTGTTGCAATATCATTAGGAATATTTGTATATACCTCAGTGTTTAAAGTTGAAAGAGTTCCATTAATTGTTGTTATATCAGATTCTGTTGCCGATAAACCTGTTTGTAAATCTGACACATCACCTTCAATTGTTGAAATTGAAGCATTAACAGTTGTTATTGCATTGTCAGTGTAACCATTTGCACTAGTTAATGCAGCGTCAGTGTAACCATTTGCACTAGTTAATGCAGCAGGAATATCTTCCTGAACGATACCTGAAGCTATTAAATCTACATAATTTTTAGTTGCAGCATGCAAATTGCTTGTAGGGTCTGCTGATAATGTTAGGAACCCAGTCATTGTGTCGCCAGATTTAGCTACCTTTTCTCCAATAGATGTTGTTATTGTAGAAGAAAAATTTGCATCATCATTTATTGCAGCAGCTAATTCATTTAATGTATTTAATAATGTTGGAGAACCATCTACTAAATTTGAAATTTGTTGGTCTGTATAGTTTGCTGCAGTTATAATATTTTGATCTGCATAAGCAACTGTTGCCCAGTAGGTATTATCAATCTGTGTATTTGGAATTTTTGTACTTGAATTAAGGGTAGCAACACCATTTGGTTGACCCTTTTCTGAATCTGGAATATAAGTAGTATCAACTGTATTTGATAAGGTTGAAACTGCATTATCTACATAATCTTGAGTAGCAAGATCTGCTGTATTTGCAATTCCATGTACGCTTGTTGTAACTGCATTATGAGCTGATACTGCAGAATCTGCATATCCTTCAGTTGCAGTAATTTCTGAATTTACATATGATTTAAGGGCAACAACAGAATCATCAATAGAAACAGTAATTGTATTTGTACCATCATTATAAGACTTTGTAAGACCGCTTCCCATTGATAGAGCATCATTAATTGCATCTTGTGCAATTTCGCCAATTGCTGGTGAATCTGCAGCAATATAATCTAGTGATGTCCATGTTGTGGTTCCATCACCAATTTTTACCTTACGAGTATTTGTTTCAACACCAATTTCACCTGCTGCTAGTGTTGGATTTGCGGAAGTCCACTGAGTAGATGTTCCACGTCTTACCTGAATTCTTACTGTTGCCATTTTATTTTATATCCCCTATATTAGAATTATACCATTTACTTTTTTGCTAGGCTATTACTCCTGAGTCAAATGTTATAGCAAATGATGATGATGTTGGGGTTCCGCCATCTACCATTTTTGTGGCTTCTGTGATAACCCCTTCTCCCCCAACTGAATAAATTGGGGCTCCGTTATAATCTATTGCCAAATCAACATCCATAAATGACATATCATTTGAATCTGATATATCTATCCATTGTCCATTAACCTGAATTTGTAATTTACTTGTATTAGAATTATATGCGAGGGGAACTGAACCTAATGTAACCTGTCCAGCCTCTACTATGAGGTTATTTTTTACTTTAAAATCTCTGTTATTTGTTGCCACGAGTTCCCTATCCCCCGAATTTTAGGTGGGGGATTTAAGCCCCCCACCAATTAATATTAAATTGTTTAAACTAGAAGTGTAGCGTGAGCCATTACTTCTGTGTTATTATTTGCTGGAGTAACACGCAATCTGACATTTCCTGAGTCAATATCTGCAGTTATATCCATCAAAGATCCATTTGTTGTTGTTATTGCATATTCATTCAAAGCAATATTATCAGATGTATCTAATGTTAAAACTAACTCTGATACATGGGTATGAGTACCATTTTTTGCTTTTACAAGAATTTTAGCAGATCTATATGCTGTCTTAGACCAGCTAATAGCTGTTGTAGCTGCTGCTGTTGCAATATTTCCTGTTGTTGCTGCAATTTGACGAGATACTGAATTTACATCTATTGCTGTAAAATCTGTAGTTCCATCTAGAACATCGTCTAATGCATTTTGAGCAGTTGTTTCAGCTGCTGATTGTGCTGATGACTGTGCTGAATCTACATATTGCTTTGTAGCTGCTTCAAGATTATTAATTGGATCTGATGCTAGTACAAGAGTTCCAGTCATAGTTCCGCCAGATAGCGAAACCTTTTCTGCAATGCTATTTGCTACTGTAGTAAAATAATTAGCATCATCATTAATTGCTGCCGCAATTTCATTAAGTGTATCAAGAAGTCCTGGGGCTCCGTCTACAAGATTATCAATTGCAGTATTAACATATGACTGAGTTGCAATTGTGCTTGTATCTACAGAAAATTCACCAGTTCCTGAATTATATGATAATCCAGAACCAGCACTTACTGCTCCACGAGCACGGGCATCTGTGTAATAAAGATTTGAACCTTCTTCAATATCAGAAGTAGTAAGAGCATCAATTGCATTATTTGTATATGTTGCTGCATTTCCTTCAGCAGATGAAGCTGCGCCGTAGGCATCATATGTGTTTGCTGTTACTAAAAATGTACCAGTTGATGAATCATAACTTAAGCCAGTTCCTGCTGCCATTGCATTTCTTGCACGGCCATTGGTGAAGTAAAGATTTGATGAACCCTCATCGATATCGTCTGTGGTTGCATTTGATATTGCTGATGAAGCTGCATTATCTGCATATGTTTTTGTAGCAACGGTATTATCAATTGAAATAGCTCCTGATACGCTATTATAATCAATTCCTGTGCTACCTGAAATTGCTCCACGAGCACGACCATTAGTAAAGTATAGGTTTGAAGAACCTTCTTCGATGTCGTCTGTATTTAATGCATTAATTGCATTATTTGTATATGTTTCTGCATTTCCTTCAGCTGCTGTTTGAGCTGCTGCTGCTGAACCTGCAGGATCATATGCTGCTGAAGTTGCATCAAGTGCTCTTTGATTTGTAAAATATTTATTAGATGTACCTTCAGTAAGATCGTCTGTATCATGATTTGAAAGACTTGATACTGTACCAGTTACATCACCAGTTAAATTTGCTGTAATTGTGCCAGCAGAAAAATTTCCACTTCCGTCACGTTTTACAACCGTATCTGGGGTATTGTTTGATGTGGCAGTACCGCCAATGAGATTAATTATATATGTTTCATCTGCGCTTGATTTTGTTAAAATATCATAGCTATTAACTGTAGCTGTTGATCCTTCAACTACAAGTCCGTTTTTTATTCTAAAATTTTTATTTACTGTTGCCACCTAGACAACCCCCTATTTAAGCTTTTAGTGCAGTCCTTACGAATCTAGCTGTAACAGCTGAGGACGTAGGAGTTACACATAAGCTAATTATACCTGCATTTGTTTCAAATGTAACATTTGCAAGATTATTTGATGTATTTGATATTATGTTACTTTCGGCAACACTTATATCGGTTCCATCGTTTAATACTAGGTAGTCGGACGAAATATATTCGCTACCTCTTGATATCTGTAGATTATATTTAATTGTTCTATATAGGCTGACAGAAAAAGTGTCTATTGTGGTTTTATTTTCAATACCAGTAATAATTTCATCATTATTTCCAGCCAAGCCTAAAGTTGTATTTATTAATTGAATATCTTCATCTTTTGCATATTCAAGGTCAAGATTTATATTTTCCCAAACTCCTGATGTTGCATTATATTGAAGAATATTTCCATCTTGTGGATTAGTTATAGATACATTGTGTAACTCTTCTAATTCAAAACCATTTTGAATTTTTACAAACATGGAGCCAGTATTTGCACTACCTCCACGAATTACTATACCTAAAGAAACTAAATGTGATGGAGCAGAAGGTTTATTAGCAAGTCCAAATAATAAATTACCATTTGTTCCTAACCAAACTGGATCTCCATCATTTGCACCTGTAGTATTTATACCTTGAAGAATACCTTCGGATACTACTTCTCCTTCGGAATCATTTAAAATTTCTGCTCTGGTTATACCAAATGTTTTTGTAGATGTGCTTTCTGCAGAATTAGATGATAAAGAAACTCTTAATTTTCCAGATGCGCCTACTGCTCCTGAAACATATACCGCTTTGCCTTTTGAAATTGTAGCACCTGTATTGTTGCTAACAGTTTCATAAATTAATTTTGCTTCAGTGCTTGGTGGAGCTGTTTCTAATACAGAAATTCTATAGTCTAAAGAATTTGCATTTGCAGAACCATCAACACCAACTTTTGATTGCAATGCTTCAATCGCATCATTTACATTACCGTGTAATTCGGCATGACCTTGCAACGAATCTGTTGCTTGTGGATTTGATAAATCGTCTAATGATGTTGGAAAATTAGTTGCCAACTTCGCCTCCGTCTAGCAATGTTAAATTATGTAAACTTGCATTGCTATATGTTGAATTCGGACTGCCACCGTCAAGTCCAATTATAACAGGAATTTCTTCTTGAACAGTAGCTGGATCCTCATTATTTATTTCTTTAAATGTTACTGGATTAGAAACATCAATAGTATGAACTTGTCCATCGTATGTGTGTGTGTGCATATAAAATGGAGTAGGATCTGTATTAGATGCTATTGTAACCCAAGTTATTCCGTTGTGAATTTTTAAGGCTTTATCTGTTGTATTAAAAAACACATCACCTTCCGATCCAGTTGGATCGGAGGCAAGTGTTGTTAAATTAAGTAAAGACTTAAATTTTCTTGACATTTTATCCTACTACAACAACTCTATATTCATTTGTTGTTGGTGCAGAAGCGAATTTAATTGTTACAACAGATGTAGATGTATGCTGAACATCTGCTTCAATTTGATTGTAGTCTGCATTATTTTCAAATATTTGTACGGTTACATCTTTTGTACCCAAATTATGAGTTACTGTATAAGTTAAAGATGCGCCATCACCTATGTTAGTCGCAAATTTACGTGCAATTGCATGATAATTTGAACCATCATTTGTTAAAGTCCAATTGTCGTCTGTTTCATTCCATGTTAATGAAACATCTGCTTCGTCGCCACGTTCAACTTTAATTCCTGCATTTGATGTTGGGGTTCCAGTTACATTGGTATTAAGAACAATAGTATTATCTTCAATATTTACTTCTGTTCTATTTATGGCATTTAATGTACCTTCAATATTTACATTACCGTCAACTTGCAAGTCACCTGTAATATGTCCACTTGCAGCAGTAATTTCTCCAGTTAAAGTTACATTATCTGGAAGACCTATTGTTACATCATTTCCAACTTTTGATACTTCTACTTCATCTGGAGTACCATAAAATGTTAAATTAGCTCCAGATATTTGAGAGTCTACGTAAGCTTTGTTAGCTGCATCTCCATCATTTGTTGGAGTAGCAACATAAATAATTTTATATCCATCAGCATCTAAATCTGAACCTAAACTTGATCCAGATCCGATAACTTTATTAGTTAATGTTTGAGAATCTGATGTTCCTACAACATCTCCTGTTACTCCATGAACGCCTGATGTTAAATTATTATGATTATTTATTGCATCAGTTAAGTCTTGTGGGTTTACAGATATTTGTATCCAAGAAGTACCGTTATCTATGTATAATGTTTGTGTATCTGTAGCTACATATAAAATTCCGCCTTTTGATGCGGCTGGTCTACTTGCTAATGTTCCATATTTTGTTGCACCACCAGCAATCCATTGTGTTCCATCATAGAATCGTGTTTCTTTTGCTGATGTATTGTAATAAATCTGACCTGCGACTGGCGAAGACGGGTCGGAAGACAGATTTTGTAATCTAGCATTTAGCAACTCATTTTTATTGAGATCTAAGCTAACTGTAAATTTTCTTGCCATTCTTTATTCTCCTTTATGACAAATATGCTGTTCCCGAAAAGGGTTGCGCCATCGTCAGTGTTATTGTATTTAAATCATCATACTCGATTCCTGTTTCTACAACATCTCCAGAGCTGTCTTTAATTGTTATGTTTGGATAGAAATTAAGATTATGATTTAGCTGTACAGAATATATGCCATCTGTTGGGCCAGAAACTTGAGCAAGTTCCCATGACATATACTTAGCGTAATCAGAGGCAGCATTATTTAGTAAATAATTTTGTGCTCCTGCCCAAGTTATATCAGAAAGTTTTGGACCATAAAATCTTGTGGTATTAATATCATAATAAAAGTCTCCCTCTAATCCTAAATTATTTGCTGGAGATCCTGTTCCATTAAGTATAGTTTTTCCTCTAGGTCCTTGAATACCTGTTGTTGATACTATAACTTTATTGGTAGTTTCTTTTACTATTACTTTTTCATTAGCCACTAGATAGTCACCGACCTACTCAAAGTTAAAAAGCCTTCCAAAAGTTTGATACGATTACTATTTGAATCAATTATCATAACATCATAAGATGATTTTGGATAAAATAATTTGCTTGTTTGAGTAGGGGTAGCTTTAATTGTTAAAAGTCCATTAGGACCATCAATTGTAATTCCACCTGTTGGGGAAGTAAGAGTAAATGCTAATTTACTTCCACCTTTTGTATCTCTAACCTGCATTTTTGCAGATGCACCAGTTAAGTCGATAGGTGTTACCTCATCGTCCTGAGTATACTGGATCTGGAAAGTAAAAGTTGTATTATGATCTACTTCCCAATTTTTTTGTACTGCCATTTACCGAAAATCTCCTAAATAGGAAAACTCCTATGCTCATTTTAGCACAGGAGTTATTCCAACTAGTTAACTAATTACTTATCTTTCTTAAATCCAAATTCCTGATTACTTGGGCTTAATGCCTTAAGAATAACTGGAGCTACTGCTGCAACTCCAGCTGCAATCAAATCTTTTGGATCGGTATTGCCTGTCATGTATAGAGCCATTGCTGCTGACAAAAATGCTCTTCCGTATGTTCCTAGTGCTGCTAGTGCTTGTTCAATATATGTATTCATATTTCTCCTTTTGGGCTACTTGCCCTATCTTATTATACTACGCTGATATATCTACTATTTCGCAATTACCATCTGAGGTGCATGCTAAAGTTTGAGTTCCGCTTGTTCCATCTTCTGTTTCATAAAAAGATAAATCTTCCCAGCGAATTGATGATGGCATTTTTGCAAGAAGTTCTAAATATTCAGTTTCAGTAACTTCTTGATAAGGTGCTTGCTTATATGAATGATCTGAATGTGGTAAAAAAGAAATACCTGATACTTCATCAAAATGCTTCCATACCCATGCACCTACATCCATCCATTCGTCTTCTTTTACAGATACCGTAATTGATGGCTTATGTTCACACCATGCTCTTTGATAAACAAGCCAGGTATTAAGATGTTCAATAGCTGTTAAATCATTTCTAACAATGGCTCCTTCGGGAGCTTTTACTGGAAATGAAAATACATATGTATCATTAGGTTTCATAAAGTCATCTTCGTATGGAATTCCAACTTCTTTAAGAAATGTTGAAAGTGGATCTTTTTTATCACCACGAACTGTACGAATATAATATGGAGAATGCCATGCATGCATTCCAGATGAAACTCCAACAAGTTGTGAAACTGTTCCTGAAGGTTTTACACATGTAATTGCTGAAGATTCATTAATGCCAATTTTTTCTGCTTCTTCTTTATTGATTTCACGAGCATATTCACGAAGTTGAGATAATACTTCTTCGAGCTTTTTAATATCTTGTTTTCCTGAAAAAAACTTGTTACCAAATTGTCCAGTTAAAGATACACCCAATAATCGTTCTTCTTCTGTATTGTCTTTCCAAATTTTACGAAGATATTTAAAATCAGTTAATGTTGATTGCCACGTCCCAAGAATTGTAGCAAGTCGTACTTTTTTTGCAACATCTTCAACTGTATCTTTTTCACGTAATACGACTTCTGAAAGATTACAAAATTGATAAGGGCGGAGAATGATTTCGGAGCAAGGATTTGTTCCATAATGTATTTCTGGATCTCTTCTTCCCCATCTTGCTGCTTGTTTTTGTGCTGCTGCGACATTATATATTCCACGTTCTCCTGATTTTGAGTCATATAAATTTTTCCATTCTGCTATAAATTGTTCCATCTCTGGTTTGCGAGAATATGCAACTGAATTATTTGATAGTGCACGTTGTGAATTATTTTCCCACCAATTGCCAGATTTTGCTGATGCCATTTCAATATCATTAATATTTGAAAGAGAAATCATTGCTGAACGACGAACTCCACCAACTACAACAATTTCTCCAATTTTGCACATTATGTCATGAGCTTCAATAGGTTTTAATTGACGACCTGATGCCGATTTAAATTTTGCAATTGTAAAATCAAA